CTTTTCTTCGTCATTAAGAGCGCGTTCACGACGTGCCCAAGTTGAAGTGGAATAGTCTGCATATCCGCCCTTAGTGGTCTTAGCGATCTTAAAATCTAAACCACGGACGTAGTCAGTCGGTAGTTCTTCAATTTCGCTGTCCATAAGAGCATTCTTAACAATGTTAAAAATCTGCGATCCAATAATGAATCGACGAATTGGGTTCTCTGGAACCTTGTCTTCCTTAAGATCAGAATTAACAACAAGACCCTGGAAGAGATATGAACGCTTCTTCCAATACTTACGCCCTAGGTCTTCAAGACTCTTATCCTTAAACCAAGGACGAACCTCTGTAAGAATTGGGCAAGTTTCGCCCCACATTTCCATGCAAGGAACTTGTACAGTAACTGGTTTGGAATTTGCTTCACCCTTAACACCTGCAAACGGCAACTTGATCATTGCACGTTCTACCCAGAAAAATGTGTTGTTTGGATCTGCGTCTGGAAGAAAACGCACCATTGAAGTAGTACCTTCAGCTGCGTTCCAGTGTGGGAAGATTGCGTTGTCGCCGCCGCCCGATTTGTTGTTATTTTGGTTGCTAGAAGCCTGAAGCTTCGCGCGGATTTCTGCTAATGAGGCCATGATTATTTTCCTTTTTTATGCCTATGTATGCCTGTATCTTTCTGTGCTACTACACAGTAAAGAACGTTTTTGCATATACGAATTATATGCTCTTTTATTTATCAAGTCAATGAAAAATAAGTTATCTTTTGATATTTTTCCACATTGCAGCAGCAGCAATTCTCTTGCCTTTTTCGCCGCCGCCGGCTGCTTTAGCTACAGTATCGAAGCTCTTACCTTTCTTACCGATATCGCTGCCGGCCTTTGCTTTCTTAACTGTGGCAGACTTTTCTTTTTTAGAAAGCCCTGCGCTTGGCTTTTTGGCCTCGGACATCGACAGTCCGGCAAGTTTGCGAATATCTTCAAATGTTTGTTGGGCTTCGTTTTTTTGATTTAGGTGTTGAATTAATTTAGCAGCAAGTGCAGCTTCTTTTTCGCCGCCCTTTCCGCTGTCATTACTAAAGCAACGCTTAACATGAGTTACTACCCCATGTTCTCCCTTAGTCCAAGTGCCGTCTTCTCTGTTGTAAAATCCGCTAACGATGTCAGCGACTTCCTTCATTTTACTATTCTTAGGAGAAGAGTCCGGTTCAATCAGACGATCTTTTGAATCTGGATCAATATTATCATCCTTATGACGCTTCATTTTATTACGTAATGATGCAACAAAATCCTCATCTGAATCTTCTTCAGTTGGTGCGGGCGCAGGCTCTTCTGGACCTGCAGGAACAGGTTCTGCCATGTCTGAAGGTTCGGCAACGGGTTCCACCATGTCGGGAGCAGGTTCTGCCATGTCTGAAGGTTCAGGAGCAGGAGCAGGTTCTGGCGCAACAGGAGCAGATTCTAAATCACCCCAATCTAATTTGCTAGCTTCTGCACCGAGATATGATTTAATAGTTTCTCTAGCGTCTGCATCTGCACCATTTGGCATTTTAGCAATAGCCTGCAATGCATTTACTAAGCTAGGATCAGTGATTCCGATTCCTGCAAGTGCTTGAACAGCTTCACCGTTTGCACCAACTGGTAACGGTTGAGTTACTAAATCTTGTAGATTTTCTAGTTCATCGTCGGAGAACATTTCATTTACTAAAGAATCTGCCCATGATTCAAACGTACTTATTTCCTGCATTGTCGATTCTCCCTCAATACTAGTCATTACATTTTGTATTTCTTCTGCAACTCCGAACGCATCATAGCTGGCTCTTCCTTCGTCTTGCATTCCCCATTCAGAAACCTGCACACTTGAAGATGCAACACTGCTAAATCCTAGTGTAGCAAGCAACTGGTGCAACGGCTCTTCAAAAATATTTTTGGAATATAGGTTGGTCATCATGTCGTGAAGTTGATCACGGTCGAGACCTTCTGTGTCCCACATCACTCCTAAATCACCTGCACTATCGACTTCTTCGGGCGGCTTTGGTACCCAAATAGTAATCCCAGTTATAGGTACCGGAGATTTGATAAATTTATTAGATACTGGAACATGTAAAGACCAAGAGTTGCGATCTTCCTCGATGTATTTCACCCAACCTGGATATTTACCGCGCAGCGGCCTAGTGAATGTTTCTTCAACATACTCATCTAGATCGATTTCATTAGTTTCCTGCATAATGGCATGTAGGATAGGAAATACGTCTGACAAAGTTTCGTCAAATTTCTGAACAGTAAATGTATTTTTATAAGTTTCTAATGTAACTTCATCTAACTCAACTAATGAATTGTCAGCATTTTGTTGAGATTCCATCCAGGATTCATAATATTTTTGCTTGCTCATACTTTCCATGTGGTGTCTGAGCTGGCCTAATTTTTGCCCTGCCTTTTCTACAATATTATATGCAGAATCGTTGAGTGAAGAATATTTTACCTTTTTTCCAAAATCACTTAATTTAAGTATTTCTTCACAGGTTTTAATAATCTTTTTACCTGCATCATCGTGCGGATATCCTCCGTTAGCAACGTGACGCTGCATTGCACGGGCACCTGGGAGATACTTAAATGGAAATTTAAATCTTTCCCCGTCTTTATTTTGAATAAACAGATTTTTAATTTTTCGACTGCGGGCGCCGGTCTTTTCTGGATCAATCGCTTCTGTATGACGTATGATAAGACTGGTGTCTTCTAATTTCCTATAAGAAGTTTTTGAGCTTCCAAACATTGAAGACTCAGTTACTTCGTTTGATTTTTGTTGAGAAAGAAATCGAAAGTCGTTTTTATCTAAATTACCTTTAGCGATATCTCGAGTATCGAAACGCAGAAGCCTACGTTTAGCAAAGAATCTCATTTCTCTAAGAAAGTCATACCACATACCTTGAACAATCGAATCGGTACCTTCGGTAATTCCCTGTCCATAAAAGATTTTTAAATTACCCATATCATTGATTGATATACTAACCCGTCCGAGATTATTTCCTTCGACGACAAAATCAAAATCAAAGAATCTTGCATCTTTAGAATTAGTGGTAACAGTACCATTTTCGTCTCCCATTTGTAGATTAGAGAAACGACTTCTGACTTTTTCAAATAGGTCGTTGGCTATGATTTCAATCGGTTTCATTCAAATATTTATCCTATAAACACAGGCATTGGAAGATCGTAATCTTCAGTAGTATATTCATGCATCTTTTCGTAAACGCTTGGATCCCAATCTTGTAATAACATCACCATTCGTAAATTTAAAAGTAATGATGCAACAAGGTCATCATGTTCGCCGACCTTGGCTTCGAAGCTCAATCCTTTGGCTACATATGCTTTTAATTGCGTAATCAATGGCTTTGAGTATAACTTGAGAGTATTATTTTCGATTAGGTGTTTGAGTTTTGCACAAATTGAAATTTTAGCTTTGTGTGTAGTATTAAATCCTTTACGAAATCTACGAACATGTCCCTTTTTAATAGGTTCACTTAGGAATAATCCGGGATAAGTTTCTTCACCTAATTCATTAATTGCAACTAACGCAGCTTCACCTAATGTATTATTTTCTACGGAATAATAAATGCTAGATGCTCTCCCACCTAGCGAACACTGGTCGTCAATATATTTGGCAATATCTCGAAGGATGCGGACCTGTGACTGTACTGGTGTAGTGTTATGATGCCATTCTGCTACTTGTTCAAATGTTGGCAATTCTAATACCTGAATTCCTGCGAAATCTCCACCTGTTCCGAGGCTAGGATCTAGGCTAAGAATATATGTAGCATCTGGATTAATTTTTTTATACCAGCGAACTTGCCCCATATTCATTATAGGTTCTTTACCCTCTAATCCTGCAAGACAGATAGAATTAACAAGAGTTTCGTCAAATACTAAGAATTCGCAGTTATGTTCACGTCGGAATCTTTCTTCGCCGATTTTGGCTATTTCTTCATTTTTCCATTTTTCGTCACGATCGGGGTGTTCATTCCAAAGGGCCATATAGGAATGGAATCCGTTTCTACCTAACTCTTGAGTATTTCCAAATTCGTCTTCAGTTTTATTTGCTTCTTTCCAAATTTGCGCAAATTGATCTTCGTCACTGTTCGGCGTTGACGTAATAATTGCTTTACCACCTGTAGCAAGCGTAGGCGAAATCGAAGTCCAAAATTCAACAGCAATATTTGGCGGAACGAATGCAAATTCGTCACAATATAACAAGGACAGAGACATACCACGACCGGTTGTTTCAGTAGTAGTCTGTGCCATAATGCGACTACCATTGTCAAATTCGATACTTTCCTTATTATAACTAGTTACACCTGCACGAATATGATCTGGGCATAATTCGTATGCATATCGTATTCTACTCATAATTTCTCTTGCACCGGTGTATTTGTGTGCAGCAATTAAGATTGTACTATCCGGTACAAACATTGCGTACCATAACAAATAACCAGCTGCGGTAGTGGTTTTACCAGTTTGTCGCGCAAGCATGTTGATGTTAGATCGATAATTATGATAACTATCGATTAACTTTTTTTGATAATCAAACGCTTGATATTTCATCTTGCCCTTCATGGCATGTTGAATATAAAAGAAATTATCTAAAAAATAATGAGGATCGGCCATGCAATTTGCAATGTCTAGAAGATCCTGTTCTGTAAATTTCTGCTTCTTGTGAGCAGATTTGATTAATGAATTGTCGGCTGCCATATAGTTATTTACTCAAAAGAACAGACTCCGAAGAGCCTGTTCCGATTTCTCAATGTCCTCTTGCAAGTTTCTTTTCAGTTTTACTTACAATGTTTTGTCTTCTTAATGCTTTCTTAATAAATTTATCTGCGTCGTCTTTGCTATCTGCCTCAGATGATTTATTTGCTAATTCGTCCGCGCTTTTTCTACCTTTAGTAGTGTAGTCCCATTTAGTCTTTAAGTCTAATTCATCTATCTTTTTTTTTGAGATTCGTTAACAAACTCTCTGTAGTCTTGCAATAAACGATTTGCAATCTGTTCAAACCCTTCATGAGTTGGTACATAAGGATTGCCGCCGCCATTTTTCTTAGTTGGTTCGTTCTGTCGAGGAGTTACTTGTTTGTCACCGAAATCGTGTGCTTCGATTTCTTCTTCTGGGCTATTTGTATAGATTCTATCTGCCTGTGCTTCGGCGGCCATTTCTTCGTCGCCTTCATCACCTTCGATTTGATCAATAATGCTAATTGACTTTGCCATATCAGGTTCTGCAACGTGAGCTGGAGAAAATTCTGGACTCATATGTCGCATCATTGCTGGTTCTTGGCTAACTGGCTTAACACCTGCAAGTGACATAATGTCTTTCAAGATTCCGCTTAGTTCAGGTCCACTCGATGCACTAACACTAAAGCTAGCTGGAGTGTGCTGAGGTTGAGAACCGATCATGCCCATTTCTCCACATTCTGCAATGCTTTCATTAAGGGGGCGGTCAGATTCTACATTAGACATAGTAACTAATGTTTGCTCGTTTGTCATTGATGCGCCAGCTACAGTGGGATTAGCTGCATCTAATTCTGCTAATCTTTTAAGTACGTCGATCATTTGCATATTCTTATCTTCCGTTTTTCGTTTTAGCGACCCAGGTCTTTTCGTTGCCTTTAGCAATAGGACTAACATTTCCTTGTGGAAGATCGCTGGTTGTTTCTGCGATGCCAGCTGTTGGCCTTACTTCTCCGCGAGCTTTTTGCTGTGCTTTTAGGTCATCGTTTAATGCTTTTACAAAGCTCATATTATATTTGTCACCGTAATAATCATTAAAATCTGCACTCGGAGATTCTTTAAAATTTGGATCGTTTAATAGAGCGCCTTCGTAGGTTTTGCCCGGTTGTTGATATTCTTCTGATGGTTCACCAGGATTGCGAACAACAATTCGTTGCTCGTTAATTCTCAAACCGTTGCCGATATAGTTGATTAATTCGTGTGATGTAACAGGATAATCAAGGGTAACATCCCAAATATTTACTTCTGAGTTCTGTAATCTAGGAAAATCCAATGGTAGTGCCTGTACTGGAGTTTTTGCAGTTTTAGTAAATTCTAAAATTTGATATTTTTCTAATAGAGATTTAAGAGTACCTTCGGCTTCGTTTGTAATTTCGCCAGCAATTTTGACCTTAAATGAATAGGTCTTTTTGGTCTGTAGAAGATAATCATTGAGAGTTTTCATGTTGTTTTCCTGTATATTATTTATCTACTTTTTTAAGTTTTTCCAGGAGACTGTTGCGATCGGTAACAATGAACCCTTTGCCTTCAACTGGATCTTCAGAATCGTTGCTATTTTTCTTATCAATTGCTAGCTTCTTTAACTGCAATTCTACCATTTTTAATTTTTTATCGATCTTAGCCGACTTAGCATCTACCGCTGTTTTGAGCATAGTTCCTGCAACTTCAAACATTCTACTACCATACTTAGCTTCGACGTTCATTCCTAGATCCATGAGATCGTCAAACGCTTTTTCAGCTTTGTCAGCTAATGTATCAAGTTCAGAATCACTGATATCACCTAAACCTTTAACTCTAGGTAGTGCAGCACTAATTTTATCAAACTCTTCTAATTTATCTTGTAGATTAATAACTACAGGTGTTTCTTTAGTTGGCTTGACTATTTTTTTCTCTTCGACAGGATCGATATTTAAAAGGGTTTCTAATTTTTTAGTCATAACATTACTTATCGTCTTTTACCGCCTAAATGGAAAATATCATCTTCTGTAAGAACTCTAAATGTAATGCCATGTTTTTTTGACCATTGTCGAGCAACTTGCCACTTGGCCATATTTTTAATATATTGTGCTTGATTGTAGGGATTCTTCCCTACAGACTCTAATACCGCTTGATTCTTTGGTTTTATCTCCCAAAGTTCTGTATGATGTTTTTGATTGCGATCAACATATACAACTAAGAAATCTGGAACATAAACAGTATTTTTTCCAGTTAAGGGATCTCTGTAAGGTATTTTAATAGATTCACTTGCCCAATTTTGTATAGAAGGATTCTCGTCGCACATTTTCATTACTGCTAATTCCCATGACGATCTATACATCGGAGTACCTAACCCTACATATTTTTCAGGATTCTTTAATTTGAAAAAATCCTTGGCGAATTTCATACTCATGCAACGATATTCCTAGCCACTTCTTCTGCAGGAGTAAAAGGAGAAGCAGTTCCCAAGCTGCTAGATTTGTATCTATTATAATTTAGCAACTCGGTGATTAAATTGCTTAACTGTAGATCGTCTAATCCCTTTAATGAGCTGATTAATTCAAAAGGTTTAATTTTATCAATTAGTGCCTGTTTTAAAATAACATAGGCCATGCTCTGTGCAGAGTCTTTTCCAAATCCCCTACTGGTAAAAAACCCAGTCATTGCATCGTAAGTTGCTGCATCAATGCTAACTGGTTTTTGATTATATGTATCAAAAATTTGAAGTGTAGACTGAGAACTGTCTTGATTTTGATTCGGTTGTGGAAGATTATTATAATAATTAGACATTTTTAATCCAATGTTAAGTTAATGTAGAATCATCAGATGATAGCAATGGAGATCCTGCAGTATCTGTTTGTTGAGAAACCTGTATAGTAGTTAATCTATTATATTCATCTGAATATTTGGAGTCGACTGTTGTTTGTAAACTAGTAACTGCATTATAAGAAGCAGTTGCTTCGTTTTGAATTGCAGAAAATTCTTCAGGTGACGAAGCCTGGCTGAGAAGTGTTTGCACATCATTTGGATCAATAGTTTGACTTGCTACAAAATCATTATCAGTCGACCATGATGTATTCAAATTATCAATTGCTGATTGCACATCTAACGGATTACTATCCATTGTAATATCACTGCTAGCAGTATACGGACTACTATCGTCAAGCGGCGACACAGGATTGAAATAATTTCCGGACGTAATTGTTGATCCGTCGGGGGTTGAATCATATGAAGATTCAGTAAAGGCTGCATCTGATATGTCAGTTTCGGAGTCGTTAACAGATGATAGAAAATCGTCAGCTATGCTGTTAGGATCATCTGATAACGGAGGTGTTCCATTTAATGATAAATCTTGACTATATGTTCCGCCAATTGATTCCAGTGGTTGACTGGATCCTGTTAACGCAGAAATTTGATTAGCTACAAATTGGCCAGCGGTTGCTATGCTACTACCTAGATTTAAATTTAAATTAATACCTAGACCATTGAGAGCAGATTGTGCAATTCCTGCTGCACTATTAAGGGTCGAATATCCGTTACTATTTTTTAATGTTCCGGTAACACCTGACACATTACTGAGAAGGTTGTTAGTAGTTTTTGCTAATAATGAATTAAGAACATCCGATTGCGTTAATTGAGAATTTGGATTAGCAAGTCCAGCTAACGCTCCAAATACTCCTGCTTGAGATGATAATGATCCTTGACTTCCTACACCTAATGGACTAGGAGTATTATCATAATATAATTCTGCAAATCCTGCAGGGTTATCCACTTGTATTCTACCCGATCCGTAGAATACGGTTTCGTAGTCTACATTCATTTTACTTTCAGCTAATTTGTTGCCCTGTGTTTGATCTAATTTATCGTGTTCCCAATTTTTCACCAATGGATTAACTAATTGGTAACTTGTGAATACCTGTTTACTAAGTTGATAAATTGTAATTGATCGAAAGAACGGATCTTTAACTCTACCTGAATTTAAACCATAGTCAGTGGATGAATATAACGTAGTAGAAGGACTATACTTATTATTCGAATATGCTCCGGTTGGATTATCTCTAGCAGTTCCTAAGGGCCCGGTGCCGCCTAGGTTAGAATCATTGTAATAATATTTGAAATAATTTAACCACATGTTATGCACAATATTTGAATTATCATCGTGCAATGAAAATGATACTGACTGATATGCAATATTTTTTTGAATTAATGTTTTTCTATTATACTGATTAATTACTTCTGTAGATATTTGAAATTTAGGAAGTTCGACGTTTTTAACTAATACCCCAACTTCGTTGTGCTGATTCTGACCCAGCCAAGATGTGTTAATAACAGCAGATGTATTGATATTGAATACTACATAATATATCCAACTGTTTTTCGGCATACGAGTGTATTCGCCGCCGCCGATGTATAAGCGACTTGCGTGCTGGTAATCTCGCATTACCTCTCTTCCGTTGGATTGAATATATGAACCTAGTGGCATATTATTATTTATATCACAAAAAAGGCCCGGTTATTAGCCGGGCCTTTAGTGGTGGAAGATAATAAATTATTAACCGGTAGCCATTGTGCGAGTAGTACGACCAACATTTTCACCGATGCCAACTGGGTTACCACCTGCATCAAGCTGTGTAGCGTTATCGAATACAATACTCATCGAAATATCTACAGGATCATTTGATTTGTAGTCAACATCCGAATAAGTTACTTTGCTCAACCAAGCACCTGTAAGTTCGAAAGTTTCTAGTGTAGTAGGAGTATATGCTCCGTTACCACCGTCGAGGATTTCGATCATTGTAGTAAATTTGTAATCGATGCCTGATGCAGCTGATGCCTGTTCGAAGAAATCGTATTGTTTCTGAACCTGCTCGCCGACCAATTTACTAACAGCGCCTGTTGCGTCGTCACGGACCTTAAGTGTAACTTCAGTGAAGTTATACTTGCCAGCAAGTTTTACCTTGCTGTTATAAACATCGAGAACAATTGTTTCGAATGAAATTTCTGGTCGTGTGCAACTCATAACCTGCTTAGTGAGTTCCGTAGTCGGACTTGTTACACCAAAGTTCTGTAGCGTCACTCTAAAGCGATACTTGAGCTTTGGCATTAACAAGCCTTGGCTGGCTGAACTCTGACCCGCTGGTAGCGGTACCGTTAATTTGCTTAAACTAGCTACTGCCATTTTATAATGCTCCTATCTTTCTTTTAATTCTATTATGCTAGAGTGTAAGTTCCAGCTTGGATTGCTCCAGTGTTAACTAAGCGAAGTGGAATGTAAATAAATTCAACTGCTTTAACTGGTTCGATAGCAATGTCCATCCAAAGTTCTGAACGATCAATTCTATCAGGGGTGTTATTCGATTCGTCACAAACAACAATGAAATCGTAAATTGCACGCTGTCCTACTAGTTCAAGTAGCATACTTTGTGCAGCATTCTTAATTTCATCGCGTGTGATCTTGTCATTTGGTTCAAACAAGTATGGTCTGGACAAGATATCTAACTGACGACGTAGATGTGCTACTAGTCGAGCAACATTGATACGATCCAACGAACTTGCTACATTAGCACGAGTGTATTGTCCAAATGCAACAATACCAACTCCAGTTAGTGTAGCGATCGGATTAACTTTAACCGAAGCTAGCACGTCTCTAGTAGGTTGTGGCAATGAAGCTAATACAAACTCACCAGTTTGACCGTCAACATATCCTACCGAAGTAGCGTTATCAACAACACCTCGACGAACACCTGCAGGAGCAAACCATGGATAGCTTTGCTGATCGCTGAGTGCAATGGTGCGAAGCATCATGTGACTTGGAGGAACAACGATGTTGTTACCAGTTAAGTCATTGGTAAATCCACTTGGATAATATAGTGCAGTGTATTGATCATAACTGACTGCTCCGACATCACCGTTGTCAAATGCACCATTTGTGTTTTCACCCCATGCTTTCAATGATGTTGCATCGGATGGCAAGCGGAATGGAGTATCACCGACAACAAATGCAGTAATACCACGATCAGTGTTAAGACCGATTAGGTTTTGAACTGTTTCAACGTAGCCTGGGCACGCAATCAAATTAAAGTTCAATGAATCTGTATCTCTAACTGCGATATTGCCGTCAATTAACGCCTTCATTGTTTTAACAACATATGAACGCTGTGCTTTGCGTCCGAATGTACCCGATCCGTCGTTGTTATTTGGACTTACAGAAACCCAACGGTTTGTATTGTAAGTGGCCAACGGATCGCCTGCTACACGAAGGTTGTATCCGCCATTAGCATTGACATTGATGTAATTTGTCACATACTGCTTAACGTTGAATCCTGAACGACGTAGATTCCATAGTCGAGTTCCTCGTGGATATAGCGAAGGATCTGGAGCATCTGGGTCGACGTAGTTAGAAGCTAGCAACGATGTAATCGGCGAAGCAGTAACTGACTGACCTGATGTTGCCCAACGTGCATCTGCAAAGACCCAACCATTTGGCGAAGTTTGATCTGTTGGATCTTGTAGTATCCACTGTAGTGAACTACTATTCCAAACATAAATCTCATGACCATACATTTCTAAATCAGCAGTGCTGATCCAAATATCGCCATTAACTAGCGGAGTACCGTCGCTTTGTGTAGTTGGAGCAAGTGCTGCTACCTGTGGACCGTTTGGATCTGTAGTAGGGAATGCATTTAGATAACCAACCCACGAAGTACCATTATTATACAATACGTCTACCTGATCGACAATTGAGCTGTACCATAGCTGACCATTTGCTGGCTGTGTGCTCGGTGCAGTAGGCGATGCAGTATAACTTAAAGTAGTCCAGTTACTTGCTTTTGCAGTTCTACCTGATGGATCATAATTACCAACAGCATAGAAGTTAGGAGTAGAATTTTCATTAAACAATGCCGATCCTAAGATGTTACCGGCATCAGTAAATCGAATTTCACCACCTGTGCTATGCGAAATTGATACAGTACCGTTTGCATTGAGTGTAGCACTAACGTACGGAACACCACTGTTATTAATAGCAGTAACTAATGGCACTAAGTTGGTACCTGAAGATACTGAAATTGTAGCAGTATTAAAGTGACCATTTGCACCTGGAACTGACACATCAAGTACGATTGTACCCGAAGTTAGCGAAATAGTTCCTGTTGTTACTGCACTTGTAATAGTAGTAGGTGAAACCGCAGCACGTTGATGGATTTTAAATTCAGCAAGCGTAGGAAGTTTAGTACCCAGGCTATTGAAAGTATTATTACCGTGATCAAAATTGCTTTCTACATATACTGTGCCTACTGGAATATTTGCACCACCACCGATTGGATCGATGCCATAAATTGCAGCAGCGCCGCCGCCGTACACTGGAGACGAAACAGTTGTAAACACATCCGAACTTGCCGACCATTGCTTAACTGTCCAAATCTGTCCCGAATTAGGACTGGTGGTCTTTGCATAAACACTACCTGATGGATTTGATGTAAAGTTTGGATACTGTGTGTGCGGACCAACAAATACTGTAGGACCTGTATAAGTTCCTGGTGTAAGACCTAATTCTGATAGCAACAATGAAGTTGCAGTTGTAGTCGATGCAATAACAATGTTACCGTCTTTAGTTGTACCATTTGACGCAGCCGCACTAGTTGCATACAATGCCAATGAACCATTAAGGATTTTAGCACCTACGCCTTGCGAACGCATAACATTGTTAATGCTCGAAGCAACTGCTGCAAGTGTTTCACCGTTAGTAACTGTAATAGTAGCAGTCGAATTGTTAATAACAAAAGTGCTACCTGTAGTAATTGTTGTAGGTGTAGTAGTACCAACAACTGCTGGCCAGCTTGTAGCATATACAGTACTTACAAAAGTAGAAGTATTGCTATTGCTCCATGCTTCGTTAGCAGACGATCCTACCTGTACCCAGTTACCATCGCTGTTCTTGTACCAAACAACGTTTGTATCTAGTGCGCTAGTAGCAACAATTGCATATTGACCTTTTGTACCAATGCTTGCTGCAGGACCATTTACAGGAAGACCGCCGAGTGTGCTAGTAGCGTAATTGCTGTCGTCGATTACGATCGGAGTCTTGTTAGTGAATGTACCAGTTGCTTGGTTCCATTCAAAAATACCCCATACAGTATTCGTAGTATCTAACCAATAACTGCCGTCCGATGGATTGCCAGCAGGTGCAGAAGAGCTAGCAGCTAAGGAAGATAAGTCTACAGGTGCTCTTACAACATAAGCCTGTGAACTTACGCCTAGCAAACTGTAAGCAGCTTGTAGGCCGTATTCGTTAATTTCGCCACCGTTGATTGGGTTTCCGCCCGCATCTGTGTAGAATAGTGGAGTACCGAATGTATCGGTAAGATCTCTCTGACTGGTGATCAGGTAAACTGTGCCAGCGTTAGCAGCTTGAGTGCCTACTGCAACTGTACCCGATGGATTAGTTTTATCTTGTGCCGAAGCAACAAAAATTAGAGGTACAGTTCCTGGTGCAGCTGGAGTATAGAAGCTTTCATCTACTACTGTAACTGATACGCCTGGTGATTGTAATGTGGCCATTAGTATTTCTCCCAAATATGGTTTCGTTGTCAGTATTTAGTGCCGTTGGTAAAAAATATACCAGTTAAATACAATGAAAGGGAACCAAAAAGGGCTTAAATGCGAACTCTATGTAAAATATGTGGTACTCGACCCGTGGCAATCAACTATCATCGAGATGGGAGGACGTTTTATCGTACCAAGTGTGATCACTGCGGTCGCAAAAGAAAAACTGGAAAACCTTTGTGGTACCAGTCCGGATACAGAATGAAATGTAAATGTGATAAATGTGGTTTCGAAAGCCGGTATCCACAACAGTTTAACGTCTTTTATTTAGACGGGGAACCATCAAATTGTCATATTACTAATTTAAAAACAGTATGCGCTAATTGTCAACGCATACTGCATATTCTTAGACTTCCGTGGCGTCAGGGAGACCTAATACCCGACTTCTAATCTGACGGTGAAGATCATCAATTGATCCGTCATTGTCTAAATGAACATCATACTCAAAACCGACACTAGAATATTCGCTGGCATGAACATTTCGTTCATTGAGAATTTCTAAACACCGAGATTTTATTGCTTCGTCTTCGGTATTGTTTAACACAGCAGCAAACTCTAACCAGGTCGGATCCGTACCTCGATGTGTTCGAACAGTGATGCCGCCTGCATTTTTAATTGCTATCATTTCGTTGATAAACCGACAGTCTGTGATAACAATGTCGTCTTTGACATTAAGAAGTTTTCGTTCAACTGATGCTACCCAAATTTCGTCGTGAAATCCTCGGCGAGCAACTTCTGTTCCCCATTGCTGTAGAACCCAACGAGGAGTGAGATCGGGAATATTTAATCGAGTTGCCCACCATTCGTCAACTTGCTCACGCCATTCTCGGCTGTGCTTAGTTGACCCTTCGAGAAGTTCTCTATCCCATCCGAATATAACAGAGATTGCATCTTTAAGAGATGCTCCGAAGCTCATGCGCTTAAAACCGTGTACTGTGCAGAGATAGTCTGCGGCAGTGTCTTTGCCCGATCCAATCAGGCCAGAAATTCCTATAATCATGTTTGCATTATACATGATTAAGAATCAAAGGTCAATTACTTTTTTGTTTTCTTTTGCCAATCTGCAACAGGACTCATTTTACCTGTAGATTCGTCCTCTGTAGAATATCGAGCAGTTATTCTTTTACCTTTAATGCCCATTTTCTTGCCAGCTGCATTCAAAATTGTGTCGTCTGCATTGCTATATGATAGAGTAGCAAACTGACCGCCGACAGGGCCTTCATGATGTGTGTCTGCTTCAAAATCAGGTGCACCTGCAATCATCATTCCAAATCTCAATGCTTTGTATGGATCGTTGTTATTGTTAACATCATTCCATGTAGTTAGGTTAGGAAGGGCACCTTTGGCACTGTGCGAAAGTTCGTGCTTAGATTCAAAAAGTTCTCTAATTTTCATCGGTTATCCTACAACAAACCACATTGGTTTGCCACCTTCCGAATAATTAATCAATTCAGTTTCTAATCGTTCAATAGCAGCTTCGCCTTCTTGTTTAAGAGCATCGCCGTTGAGTGTAGTTCCGCCCTGCGGACTAGCAATCTGAGAAAACATCGAACGTGCTTGTCCTAGGATAATTTTCGATTGTGCAAGTGCATAATCCTTGAGCCAAATGCCTGCATATGGATCGTTGAGCAGAACAAAGTCTGGTTTGTAGTTATAGCACCAAATTAATAGAGTTTCTTCGCCTCTAGGTCTTTGTTGAACCACTAGCTTCTTGGTGCTAGGGTTCCAAGTAAACATAATGTAACTACCGAACATCTTACCAACTAATTTTTGATAAGAAGCAAACGCATAGTAAGTAGCTAATCCGCCCATGTTGCTAGAACTTAGTAGATAGGTATTTGAATAAGCCAAGTTAAATGGTTCAAATAATGAACCTGTATCTCCACCACCTGTTCTAGAACCAATCGATCGGCGAAATACATCTCGCACTTCGATAACATCTTGGCTTAGTGTATATTCGTTGGTATCTTGTTCCATGGTAAGGAATGCCCAACTTTCCTCTACAGCATTTGATGATCGTTGACGATATTTGGCAAATGCTTTATCAATAGCGGTATTGTAGTGAACTGGATCTAGTTCGACGTCAATCATACCGTCACCTAGCATAGCCTTGATGTAATCAACTATAGGTTGGCGTGCTTGTTCAATTGTGCTCATACAATTATTTAGCTAAATAGGAGTATGCCGAGATTATCAATGTACAGACCCGAGAAGGGAAATAATTTTAGATATATCGATCGTATGATCGAACAACAGTTTCAGATTGGTGGTACTGATGTTTTTGTACACAAGTACCTTGGCCCTGTTGAGCCATTAGCGGGTGATGCATCTCCAGGAGTTCCTAATCAAAGCAATCCCCTCGGCGAACTTGGAATTCAAGATGTGATACTGATGGAAAACCGAGATCGCAGTTATGATCCTAATGTATTCGTAATGCGAGGAATTTATACTATGCAGGACTTAGATTTTAATCTAAGTCAGTTTGGTATAATGTTGAATAATGATAACATTTTTATTCATTTCCATCTAAGAAATTGTGTAGATACCATTGAACGTAAACTTATGTCAGGTGATGTTATCGAATTGCCTCACTTAAAGGATGAATACACCCTAGACGATGCTATGGTTGCTCTTAAAAGATTTTATGTAGTACAAGATGTTACTCGTGCTGCTAACGGATATAGCCCAACTTGGTATCCTCACTTATTGCGTGTTAAATGTGTGCCCTTAGTTGATAGTCAAGAATACAGTCAGATACTAGGTGCTGATGCAGGCGCAGGTGACGGTTCGACTCTGAGAGATCTCATCTCAACGTATAATACCAGCATTGAAATCAACAATTCAATTATTGCACAAGCAGAAGCAGATGCAGCACTCAGCGGTTATGACACTCATCAATACTATGTTGTTCCATTAAATCCCGATGGCACTATAGCACATGAAGATGCTTCGCAAACTGATGCCGATGCCTCAATTGATTCATTAGAAGGAATTGTCGATGCTTCAATGACTTTAAGAAGTCCTACAAAAAATTACTATGTAGGATATCTTACAGGTACTGGTCGACCACCTAATGGTGCTCCATATACATTTGGTACTAGTTTTCCTACTGACAAAACAGTAACCGGGCAGTTTCATTTAAGAACAGATTTCTTTCCTAATGTTCTATTCCGCTGGAGCGGTACACATTGGATTAAATTTGATGAAAGTGTACGTATGACAATGACCAACAATTATGATCCTTTAGTACCTAATGAAGATACTTCTGTAAGTGTTTATTCGACAAAGCTAAGACAAACTCAACGTACTGGATTTATTAACAACAATAATACAGCTACTATCGCAGGGAAGGTAGTACAAGAACGTCAAGCACTAAGTCAAATACTCAAACCCAAGGCCGATAATTAATGGAATATTTTTACGATTTTCAGATCAAACGATATCTAACGCAGTTTATGCGATTGATGAGCAATTTCTCATATAAAGACGGACAAGGTAATCTAGTACAGATTCCTGTGCGTTACGGAGACATGAATCGACAAGTTGGTCAGATTTTAAAGAAGAACTCGGAAAATGTTGTGCAAAGCGCACCATTTATTGCCTGCTATATTAAAGCAATGGAATATGATCGTAATAGACTAGCAGATCCTACTTATGTAAGCAAATTTAATATACGTGAACGTGCCTATGATGAACACGGTCAAGAATATCTAAATGTGCAGGGAGCAAATTATACCATTGAGCGTATTATGCCCACTCCATTCAATTTGAAATTTAATGCAGATATATGGACAACTAACACTGATCAAAAACTGCAGATATTAGAACAATTATTAGTATTGTTTAATCCTTCGATGGAAATTCAATCTAGTAACAATTTTCTTGATTGGACCAGTCTCAGTCTTGTAGAATTAACAGATATGACGTTTTCATCGAGACAGATTCCGCAGGGAGTCGAGCAAGATATCGATATCGCCACACTGAATTTTACTACACCGATATGGATTACTCCTCCGGCCAAAGTTAAGAAGTTGGGGATTATTACTAAAATTATTTCCTCTATATTCGATGAACCACCAGGAACTGCTGCT